TGGAAGTATTTATTGTTCTAATGATGGTAATTATCGAATTAATTTTACATCTTACTCAGAAAATATTTGTAAAGATTTTATTGAATTATGCAAAAAAATTACTGGAGTCGATACAAGAACAAAACCTTCAAGAAATGGAAACGCTTTTAGAGTAACATTTTCTAAAAAAGATTTAGTAAAGAAATTAATCACTCTTTGCTATAAAGATGCAGAAATGTATCTTCCTCGAAAATATATGATTGCAACGAATATATTTGAGGTTAAAAACGAAGAAGATATAGTCTAGACCGTCCTTTTTTAAAGGAGTTAAAGTATATTGAAAAATACGGTATTATCGTTGAAATGGGTACAAATGCCCTTCATAATGTTTATGTTCAGCCTATTAAGACTTGGAATGACTGGAGACAAATGGTTCGTCAGCTTTGTAAAGAAAAGGCTCTTCAAGATAAATTTGACTCAATCGCAATTGATACCGCCGATTTTGCTTGGGATTTATGTGTTAAATACATTTGTGCTCAAAACGGTGTAGAAAAGTTAGGTGATATCCCTTGGGGCGGTGGCTATGACCTTGCTAAAAAGGAATACACACAAACTTTTAGAGATTTATCTTATTCAGGTTATGGTCTTATTTTTATCTCTCACTCAACTGAGAAAACCTTTACAGATGAGAAGGGTGCTGAATATACTCAACTTGCACCAGCTTTACCAACTCGACCATTTGATATTGTAAATAAGATGGTTGATATTATTGCTTATATCAGAGAAATTCCAGTTCAAGTCGGCGATGAGATAGAGCATAGACGCTATATGTTCCTTCGTGGAGACGAAAGGTTCCAAGCTGGTTCACGCTTTAAATATATTGCGCCGCGAATTGAACTTTCTTACGAAGGTTTGGTTAAAGCAATTTATGATGCTATTGACGCTGAAATTGCTCACAAAGGAGGCCAAGCAACAGAGGAAGAAAACCCTTATACTCAAAGAACATTTGAGGATATTATGGACGAAGCAAAGGTAATATGGGGCAAGGTAATTCAACAAGAACTTACAGAGTCTGCTCTTAAAATTCTTGAAGAAGAATTTGGAAAGCCAACACGCTTCTCTGAGATTTTACCTGAACAAATTGAACAACTCAATAGCTCCTTAATTAGAATTAAGGAATTAATCTAATGGAAGGGGAAGATTTTTCTTCCCCTTTTTTATTAGGAGGATTTAAATGTTATATATAGTAGATACAAATGTTTTATTGGATTTCCCACAAATTGTAGAAGATAAAGAACACAAAATTATTATTCCGACAAGTGTTCTTCAAGAGTTAGATGCTCTAAAGAAGCACGTTAATCAAGATACTTCTTCAAATGCTCGTCGTGCCGCGATATATGTGTCTCGTAATGTGGATACTTTAAATTGGTATAATTGCGATAGATTTGGAAAACTTCCAGTTGATGACCAAGTAATGGAAGTAGCAAAAGAAACCGATGGCGTTGTTGTTACTAATGATGTGTATCTAAAAGTAAAATGTATTATTAATAAAGTACAGACAAAAGGATATAGTCCAAAAGATGATTACAGTGGTGTAGAATATTGGTATATTGACTCAATTGATGATGCCGCGGCACAAGAAATGTATTCAAAAATGATTGAAGAACAAATCATGCCACCGTCTATGACACTTGCTGAAAATCAATATCTTATTGTTGAAGATGTAAACACAGGAGATACTCTTGGTACTTTTGTTTATAAAGATGGTAAAGTAATTCCAACTCAAGGCTTGAGAATTAAAAATAATTGGATAGATTGTATTTTCCCTAAAAATCCAGAACAAACTTGTCTTTTTGATGCACTAAACAATAAAAACAACACAATCATTTATGCCGGCGGTAAGTATGGTACAGGTAAATCTTTTCTTTTAAACAATTACGCTCTTCAAGAGCTTGAAAGAGAGAATATTAAGAAAATTGTGTACATACCAAATAACTCTTATACTGAGAATGCGATGGAACTCGGCTTTCTTCCAGGTACAGACATAGAAAAAACACTTCCAAGTATTGGACCACTTATTGACTTAGTTGGTCAAGATTATGTAAATCAACTTATTATGAAAGAACAGCTTGAGATAGTTCCTCTTGCTTATGTTCGTGGTAGAAGTTTTCAAAACTCTATTATCATTGTAAATGAAGCACAGAATTTAACAGAAGACCACCTTAAACTTCTTATTGCTCGTTGCGGTGAAGGAACAAGAATTTGTTTTGACGGAGACATTAAGCAAGCAGATAGTCAACTTTTTAGAAATAAAAATGGTTTAAAGCTTTTACTTAATCTTCGTAAGTCACCTGTTTATGCAAAAAAATTTGCAACTGTAAAGCTTCAAACAACAGAACGTAGCGAAACAGCAAGGGCCGCTGATTTTTTAGATGACATAAACTTTAGTCTTTAATAAATGCTCTGTTTTAAACAGAGCTTTTTTCTTGACTTTTTGTATAAATTGTGGTATAATTATAGTATAAAGTATAAAGAAAGGTGATAAAATGGCGAAGAAAATATCAGATGAAATTATAAATCAAATTCCTATTTTATATGAACAATTAAAGAATAAGTCGGAGGTTGCTCGACAATTAGGAATATCTGCTGCAACAGTAAATAAGTATTTAACTGTTATTGCTGCCGCGCCACAAGAAGTGAAGAAAGAACGAAAGAAAAGAGTTAAAGTAACAGACGAACTAATCCAACAGATTAATGAAGAATATACTAAGCTAAAAAACATGAAGAAAGTTGCTGAAATAACGGGCGTATCAACAACAACAGTAAAAAAATATCTTTCAGAAGAGAATTTACTTTTAAGCAAAACTCTTAATGATGATAGAGATGCTTTATGGTATTATATTTATCGTTTATTTGGGCAACATAGCGAAGATAAGCCTGTTAGCGATTGGAATGTCACTCAAATGATGAAATTCAAAAATCAAGGAATGACTTATAAAGGTCAATTACTAACTTTAAAGTATTTCTTTGAAATTAAAAAAAGTTCAATAGAAAAATCTAATGGAAGTATCGGAATTATTCCTTGGATTTATTCAGAGGCGGCAGAATATTATGCTCAAAAAGAAAAAGAACAAAAAGCAATATCTGATGCGATAAAAGCACAGCTTGAAAAAGATAGGGTAGAAATCAAATACAATCCTTCGAACTACATCAACAAGAAAAAGAAAAAGAAAGAAATTGATTTAAACTCAATTTAGGTGATGCAATATGATACAAGTAGATAGACATACTATGATACAGGTTTTGGGTTCTTTAATGCAGAAACCCGAAATCTTCAGTGATGTAGATAAATATTGTTTTGATGTTGACCAATTTAACAATCCATTAGATAGATATATTTATTCTGCTATTTTTAATCTTTATGTTAATGGGGCGGAACAAATCCATGTTAATGATATAGACAATTATCTTCAACAAAACAATTACGCAAAAGAACTTTTGGAAAAAGAAAATGGACTTTCTTTCTTACAGGATTGTGAAACTTTAAGTGAATTAAATAACTTTGATTATTATTACAATAAGTTTAAAAAGATAAATCTTGTTAGAGCTTTACAAATGTCTAAAAACGATATTGACGGAGTTTATTGTGAAAATGTACTTGATGACCATTTTACAGAAATAAACGAAAACTTTGAGAAAATGTCTGTACAAGACATTCTAAATAAGTTTAAGGGAAAGTTGGAAGTTTTAGAGAAAAAATATGTTATAAATTCTCTTGTAGAAGAAAGCTCTCCAGCTATGACTATTCGTGAAAGAGTAAAGAGTTGGAAACAACAACCAGAAATTGGTTGTATGCTACAAGGTGAAATTTTCAATACTATTACTCGCGGCGGTAGAAAAGGTAAACTTTATCTTAGGTCTGCGGGAAGCGGCGTTGGTAAAACCAGAAGTATGGTGGGTGACGCTTGTAATTTAGCTTATCCTATTCGTTATGACCCTATTACTCGACAATGGGTTGAAACAGGAAATTGTGAGAAGGTTCTGTATATAATGACAGAACAAGACACAGAAGAAATTGATACGATGATTATGGCCTATTTAACGGGTTATAATGAAGATGTTTTCACTTACGGAACTTTTGATGAAAATGACCCCCGTGTTCTCGCCGCGATGGATATAATGGAAAAATATAGTGAAAATATGAATTATGCAAGAATACCAGACCCATGTTCTTCAGTTGTAAAAAATTTGGTTCGAAGAAGATATCTTCAAGATGGAATTGAAAATTATTTTTATGATTACATATTCTCTTCTCCTGCAATGCTCAATGAATATAGAGACTTAGGTGTA